ATTCGTTTGCTGCCACTCTCAAAGATGCTGTGGCTGCAGTGTTTGGGTGGGATCGAGAATTGCTCGAAGGCCGAACCCGGGAAAGCCGTGCCTGGCGCGAACAAGTAGATCCATGGTGGGCCAATCGGCTCAACATGCCCGACTTGACTCCTAGGCTAGTTCTACAAAAATGGGGTACAGAAGTAGCCCGTCGAGGCTGGCACGACGATACCTGGATTGCCAGTCTGGAAAATAAACTAGCCCGAGCACACAACGATATTGTCATTACTGATGTGCGTTTTCCTAACGAAATAGCAGCAGTTAGAGATGCCGGCGGCATTGTGATCCGTGTTGTTCGTGGCCCAGAGCCTGATTGGTATGCAACTGCCCTTGGTGCTAATGCTGGAATCGTGCCCGATCAAGAACTTCTAAAACAACTGGGCATTCACCCATCTGAAACTGCCTGGATTGGCACCAAATTTGATGCTGTAATTGATAACAATGCCAATGGGCTGGACCCACTATTTTCTCAAGTCAAAGATCTGGTTCTAAATCTCCAGCCCGCCAAGGCAAATTTGACCGTTTAATTTCTTCTACACAATTTTGACACACAGTTTTTAAGTTGCGAACTGTGCTGTTGTTCATGTTGCCATCAATATGATATACCATCAACTGGGCTGAATATTTTGCTCTGAACCCACATCGATCACATATGGGTTTTTTCTTATATCCAGATTTAACCCAACGAGCCTCGGGCGGCTTTTGCTTGCGATTTCTTTTGACGCAGTACTCACACCGACTACGGTAGTGAGTAATGCCATCACGATGGTAGTTTACGGCGCAAAATCGTTGATTGCAGGCCGAACAACGGGGTCTTTCCATATATCTACTTATGAAAACCTTTGCCAAAGGGACACTATACGACACTCTTTTTGCCGCAACCGATAAATATCTATATTAATAAAAAGGAATTTGTTATGGCCTTACTATCCCCAGGTGTACAAGTCAGTGTAATTGACCAAAGTAATTACACACCAGCTGCTGCTGGTTCGATACCATATTTTTTAATAGCCACAGCACAGAATAAAATTTCTGGTGCAGGTACTGGAATTGCTCCAGGTACACTAGCTGTTAATGCCAATAAGTTATATTTGATGACAAGTCAGCGAGATTTGCTATCAACATATGGTACTCCGTTCTTTTATAATACCACGGCTGGTACTCCTATTAATGGATACGAACTCAATGAATACGGCTTGTTGGCCGCTTATTCAGCATTAGGAGTAACAAATCTTGCTTATGTTCAACGGGTAGATATTGATCTATCAGCGTTGACTGCTACACTAAATCGTCCTGTTGGCGCACCAGTTAATGGTACCTACTGGCTAGACACTGCAAATTCTAAATGGGGAATTAATCAGTGGAATCAAACAACTGCTGCATTTACAAACCAAGTACCGTCTGTTATTACAGATACAGTTTACTTAGAAACAGACTCGACTGTACCACTACAAAGTTATGGTAGCATTGGTAATTATGCTGTGGTTGCAACCTCTACCACAAACCCAACTTACTACAAGCGTGGAGGCCCTACAACAGCACAAGCACCGCACTGGTTACAAGATAGTTATAGTGCCGATGAACTTTACAATACCTGGGTATTGGTTGGCAGCAATGAGTGGAAAACATCATGGCCCGCGGTTCAGGGTACCAGTGCGCCTTCCAGTCTGCCCATTGGCAACAGTATCGTAATTAATGGCATAACAACAACAATCAGTTCCACAAACACAGTCCAACAACTGGTGTCAGATCTTAATGACAACATGAACACCTATGGTGTTTATGCCGCCAACATTGGTGGATCTTTGAACCTATATTGTGATAGCACATCAACTGGCCAAACGCTTTCAATAACCGGAGCATCGGGCAATGGAACAACTGCAACTTTGACTTTTGCTACACAAACAATTGTACCATATCAAATTGGCGATACCATTTATGTAAGTGGTGTTAATCCTTTTTATTATAATGGATACTATGCAGTTACTGCCTGTACAACAACAAGTGTATCATATGCTAGTGCCGTTACTGATACATATACTAGCGGCGGAACAATCACAGATCCTGGCATGATTTTCATTGAAAATGGTACAGGAACACCGCTAACTACATTGGGTATCACTCCAGGAATATATAGCTCTCCTGAATATGATCACGGTGCGAATTATCAAGCTCCGAGATGGCGTAGAACAGATACCAATCCAGCACCCACTGGGTCAGTATTCCAACAAACCAATAGTGTTAATCTAGGGTGTACTTTAATTGTCAAACGGTACAATTCTACACTAGGCACATTTGTGACACAACCTTGCCCGGTCTATGAGAATGATGCTGCGGCTATCTATGGATTAGATCCAGCAAACGGTGGCCAAAGTATTCCGGTCGGCAGTACCTATGCAGAAGTAGATCCGTTACATTCGTCCCCGGCTCGATTAGGAGCTCCTGGCACCTCTGGATTTTTAATTCTTGAAAGATATGCCACTGGTCCTACAGTTATTACCGGATCCACAACCACACCTGGCCCTTTTGTTAATAACGATCAATTTGTAATATCTGCAACAGAACCAGGAACTACTAATGTAATCACTTATGTAGCACAGTTAGGTGGAACTACCTCTGCAGATTTTGTAGCCGCAGTCAGTCAAGCAAATATTCCAAATGTTAGTGCAACCGTTAACAGTGCTGGTGCTATAGTGTTTACACATGCCACAGGCGGCGACATTTTTTTGCAGGATTTGTCTAGTGGAACAGCAATTACTGCTGCTGGTATCAATACCGGTTGTGTCGGGGTTAGATTACAAAATGTTACAGGCACAGTGTTGATTCTTTCTAACTGGGTTGGGGCTCCGACATTTACATACACGGCTGCAGCAAATCCTCCTGAACTTAATCCGGCATCAGGAACACTTTGGTACTATAGTGATGCCACAACAGCCGACATTATGATTCAAAATAATGGAGCCTGGATGGGTTATCAAATGGTATCCAACGATGTTCGTGGTTATAATTTAACTCAAACCAATGCTGCAGGTCCAATCTTCAGTGCCACTGCACCAACCACACAGACCAATACAGCAAAGAGTCCGTTGGTATACGGTGACTTATGGATCGATACAAGTGATTTAGAAATGTATCCTATGATCAACCGTTGGGAAAGTGTCGATGGTCAAGATCAGTGGGTAGCAATCAACAATGCTGACCAAACTTCAATTAACGGTGTTTTGTTTGCGGACGCTCGGTGGGCGCCAAATGGTACAACCAACCCAATAACAGATCCAATTCCATCAATTACTAGTTTACTAGTCAGCGATTATTTAGATCTCGATGCGCCAGATCCTTTACTGTATCCACAAGGTATGTTGTTATGGAATACTCGTCGCTCAGGATTTAATGTCAAGTCGTTTGAATATAATTATTTTAATGCAACATCATATCCGTTCCCAGATGTATTGCCAGATCAAACAAGTACCTGGTTAAGTGTCAGTGGCCTGCGCGAAGACGGAAGCCCAAATATGGGCCGTCAAGCTCAGCGGGCACTGATTGTCAAGGCACTCAGAGCTGGTATTGAAACCAATACACAGATCCGTGAAAATCAAATACAATTTAACTTACTTGCTTGCCCACAATACCCAGAGTTGGCACCAGATATGGTTGTTCTTAACAACGATCGCGGCGACACTGGATTTATTATCGTTGATACACCATTACGATTGGCACCTACTGATGTAGTTACTTGGGCAACTGACAACAATGGACTAGGGGTAATAACAGGTGATGGTAATTTGGCAGTCGGCCAAGCATATGCGGCTGCGTTCTATCCTAGCTGTACAACTACAGATTTAACTGGCAATTTGGTAGTGACAGCACCAAGTCACATGATGGTCCGCACAATTATCCGTAGTGATGCGGTCAGTTATCCTTGGTTTGCTCCGGCTGGTTTACGCCGCGGTGTAGTAGATAACGCCATACAACTTGGATATATTAATTCTATCACAGGTGAGTTTACACCAACAAGCGTAAATCAAGGACTGCGCGATGTGCTGTATCAGAATGATGTAAACCCAATTACATTTATTCCAGGATCAGGCATTACCAACTTTGGTAACCATACATTGCAAGGAAATGCCACCGCATTAGATCGTATCAATGTAGCTCGTTTAGTAGCATACTTACGCGGTCAATTAGAAGTAATCGGTAATCAGTATTTGTTTGAGCCAAACGATACTATTACTCGTAGCGCGATTGCTGCTCAAATTACTTCGTTAATGAACGCATTAGTTAGTCAGCGCGGTATCTACGATTATCTTGTTGTTTGTGATTTAACAAATAATACTCCTGCAACTATTGATGCCAACGAGTTGTATGTTGACATTGCAATTGAGCCAACAAAAGCTGTTGAATTTATATACATACCAATGCGTATTCAAAATACTGGTACTATAGCAGCACAAGGATCAGCATAATCGAATCCCGGACAAAAAACCGTCAAATTTTTGTCCGGATCAATTACCATAAATAAAGTATATTAGGAGATTAGATAATGGCAACAGCATCATTAACAAAGATGAGCGTACCGGCAGCGGATAATAGTACACCTAGCCAAGGGTTACTGATGCCGAAGTTGCAGTACCGCTTCAGAGTTACATTTACAAATTTTGGAATCAATTCGGCGACCGGCCCAATTACTCAGCAGGTCATGGAATTTGCTCGTCCTAATTTAAGTTTTGAAAACATCGATCTTCCTATCTATAACAGTACAGTTAAAATTGCCGGTAAACATACTTGGCAAGATATTACTTGTAAAATTCGTGATGACGCATCTGGCACAGCGTCTGCACTGGTCGGCGGACAGTTACAGAAACAATTAGATTTTAATGAACAAAGTTCATCGGCCGCAGGCATTGATTATAAATTTACAGCTCAGTTTGATGTGCTTGATGGTGGCAATGGTACCAATGCTCCTACTGTATTAGAAACATGGTATCTCTATGGTGCTTATCTACAAGCTGTAAATTATGATGCTGCTAATTATGGTAGTAATGAAGTAATGACCATTACCATGACAATTAGATACGATAATGCAGAACAAGCAGTTAATGGAGTTGGATCAATTTCTACCGCCAGCGTTCCAGGACAGGGCGCAGTAGGTCAGCCAATATCAACCGGCTAAGATTTAGCCTATGTCGTCAATTCCAACAAGTTACCAGGCGTTTCAGCCTGGAGCAACCCCAGGGGCTTCCCCTGGGCCGGGCCCACGAGATTATACACACGCCTCCAAAACATTTGTTGATGGAAACTATAATCTCCTTCCTCGCTTTAAGTTTTTATTCTATGTTTATTTTAATGTTAATTTAAACATTCCTGCATTAAAAAATTTATTTTCTGGTAGTACGCCACTATCTACAGTGGGTTATCTTGTCAAGACAGCCCAGTTGCCTAGTTATGAAATTGATGTACAAACATTAAATCAGTACAATCGTAAACGACTAGTACAAACAAAAATTAATTATAATCCATCGCAAATTGTATTCAACGATGATAATAGTGATTTAATTCGTAACATGTGGTATCAATACTATCAATACTACTATAGTGATCCTACATACCAATATGGAGATACCCCAGCACAATCGGGCGTTCCTGGAATCTTAAGTACACCTATTCCGGTTATTGGTGGAAATTATAATGTAAGTGATTTATATGCTCCAAATAGGCCAGTAGAGCATTGGGGACTTAGCGGACAAGGATATACAAATCCTACATTGTCGAGTCTTGGCAGTTCATTGCTAACCGGTCCGGCAAGTGGGCAAGCACCATTCTTTAATGACATAACAATTTATGGAATGAGTCAAAAAACATTTGCACAGTACACAATGATTAATCCATTGATCACTAGCTGGACACACGATACTTACGATTATAGTCAAGGTAGTCAGGTAATGACTAATACTATGACCATTCGATATGAAACTGTGAAATATTATTCAGGAGATATTGGTGGAGCACAACCTAGTGCCACCGTTCCTGGATTTGCTGATCCAGCACACTATGATACTAGAAGGAGTCCAATTGCACCTCCTGGCAGTACAGACCAAGTGGTGCAAAGTGGTACTTTAGTATCGGTACCAAGTGGAATGAAACAAGATTTACAAGCACTAAACACTGGAAAAAACACTTTACAAAATGTGATTGGGGCAGTTGGACAAGGACTAGTCCCTGGTGCGGCCGGATTGTTAGGCACAGCTCTTGGTGGAGTTATCAACCCTGGATCAGTGTCACAAAATTTATTATCCAGTTTTGCACCAGCATTAGCCGGCAGTGTTCCGGGTGCAGTACAGCAGGTCCAAAATGCTCTGGGTGGTTTCTTCACGCCAACAGCACCCGGAGTATCCAACCCTCCAAATCCAGTAGCACCACCACAACCCGATGATCCTAAAACAGCCGACTTATATAATGATGGTACTGGATATGCTCCAGGGTACGATCCCAATGCCGGATGGAGTGCATAATGGGATCAGTTAATGTAGTTAATAATAACACAGATCAAACAGTACAAATATTTGATAAATTTTATGGATATCAACAGGTAGTAGCAGTAGATGAATATGATGCTGTTCTAAGTTATTTTAAATCAGTATTTGGCACAGGAGAAGCCGCTGGAAATTTTACGGTGTCGGTCTTTAGAGTAGCGCAATTATCAAATACTCCAGTGATGAATGTACTGCAACAATTTTATGGAAAATCAAAACCTGAAATAACCATCACCATGGCCTACTACTTGAACAGTATTCGTAGTGCCAGCACACTACTGGGGGTAAATGTACCCACACAGCCCAATTACTATGTTGCACACAATGTCAGGATCTAATCCATGGCCAAATTTGCACAAGGTCCTTACACAGTCTTAAATGGTCAAAAATATGTAGGCCGCGGTGTTCCTCGCTATCGTAGTAGTTGGGAATGGGCATTTATGCAATTTTGCGACAATAATGAAAACATCATTCAGTGGGCGTCAGAGCCCGTTCGTATTCCTTATCGTCATCCACTAACTGGCAAATATACCACCTATGTTCCGGATTTTATCATAACTTACCGTGGACCTAACAACACTACTCGTGCTGAACTAGTTGAGATTAAACCCAAAAAACAAAGCATGCTCGAAGATAAAATGAATTCAAGAGATCGTGCTATTGTGGCAATCAACTATGCTAAATGGGACGCCGCCCAAAAGTGGGCCAAAGCCAACGGACTCACCTTTAGAATAATTACCGAAGATCAAATTTTCCATCAAGGTGGGTCTAAAAAGCGGTAAATATCTGCATGACTAAGCGTTTAGAAGAGCTCTTTGAATTTGACAAACTTGAAGAAACCACTCAACCAGTGGCCTCTGCCACTGTAGAAGAAACTCGTACGGCCATGGTGGCAATAGATGCCACAATTGATAAAATTGATGCAGCACTACCGGCTGTGCGTGGACTGGATGCCAGCGATCAAGAAATGGATGATTTGGCGTCAAAAGCGTCAGAAACCTTTGATGATTTAATGAATCTTGGCATGAACATAGATTCAAGATATGCCGCAGAAATATTTGCAGTAGCCAGCAGTATGCTTGGACATGCCCTGACAGCAAAAACTGCCAAGCTAAACAAGAAACTAAAAATGGTTGATCTACAACTCAAAAAGTTAAAAATGGACCAAGAGCGCGGCGAAGATCCAGCGGTAGAACAAGCACACGGGCAGATACTGAGCCGCAATGATTTGTTGGAACGCTTGATTGGCAATCGAGATCAAAAGACAAACTAAACATAAATATCATATAGGGAAATAAACTAATGAAAAATTTTCAA